CTGCCTCCTATTAATGTTGGGATTGGTGTCTCCACTGGCCAATGCATCGTTGGAAACATGGGAAGCGAACTTAGATTTGACTATTCCGTCATTGGAGATGCCGTCAACCTTGGGGCTAGACTCGAAGGCCAAACGAGAAATTATGATGGGGTTGACTTGTTGTTATCGGAAGGAACTTATAAACAGTGTAAGGTTGGAGCATACATTGAAGTCGATAGAATACTCGTCAAGGGGAAAAGTGAGAAAGTCCGTATCTTCACTCCAATTGCAGGAACATATAACTAATTTTCAATGGGGTGCATTCGTTGCTCTACAACTTCTTGACATTCACTCTACATATAAAGGATTACAATACGATTGCGTATACGAAACAAATCCCATCATAGGAAGAACTCCATCACTGGGTAAAATGTTTTTAACCAAGACTACAATTCTCACACCTGCAATTATGTACGATTTGAGACAGGAAAACCTCACACCAAAAATTATGAATCAATTAAATTTTTTCATGATGATTGTTGTTGTCAACAACTATGATGTGTATAATTCATCAAGAAACAGTGCAGATTGCACAAAAAGATAAAAACCCCTTGAAATTTTAGAAAAAACCCATATAATAGTAGTATAAGTATTATAAATACTTTTGTGATGCCCATTTGGGGTCACATAATTTTAACTTGCTTAATAAAGGAGAAAACTATGACACACTTCGATGATGTCTTCGGAAGATTCACAACGGATTTTCCATTCGCAATCGGTTTTGACCGACACCTAAAACTATTAGAACGTGCAGATACGCACTCTAATGTAAACTATCCACCTTACAATATTGTAAAACACGATGCAGAGAACTTCTCTATCGAACTTGCAGTAGCTGGATTTACCAAGAAAGATATTACTATCTCAAAAGAGAAAGAGATTCTTGCAATTGAAGGTAAACAAGAGGATGGAGAGGAACTTGAGTATGTCCATAAAGGACTTGCATCACGTTCATTCAAAAGAACATTCACACTTGCAGACGATATAGTCGTCCAAGGTGCAGATATGAAGAATGGGATTTTGAGTGTGTCTTTGGAAAGGATTGTACCCGAAGAAGATAAACCTCAAGAAATAAAAATTTCTTAAAAAACCCCTTACAGATACACCTGTTATGTTGTATAATAGGTGTATCTTTTTATATTATGGAGTAAAGAATGTCAAATAGTGATAATAAAGCAATTATGGGTCTTGAGATTTTAGAAGGTCAAGAAATCCCTAACGTGGATTTTCCAATTCGTGTTGAAAATGAACAAGGTGTATTAGAGTGGGGTGTTTTAAACTCTACAAAAGAATTCGCAGGTAAAAGAGTAATCTTATTTGGATTGCCTGGGGCATTCACACCTACTTGCAGTACAAAACAAGTGCCAGGATACCAAGGAAACTTTAAGAAATTTCAGTCATTAAAGATTGATGGAATCTATTGCATTTCTGTAAATGATGCTTTTGTTATGAATGAGTGGAGACACTCTCTAGGTGCAAAAGATATATTTTTCCTTCCCGATGGAAACGGAGAGTTCACACATAAATTTGGTGCTGAAGTTAAAAAATCAAATCTTGGTTTTGGATTCCGTTCATGGAGATATGCAGCTGTAATTAATGATGGTAAAGTTGAGAAAATGTTTATTGAAGAAGGATTTCAAGACAACATTGAATCAGACCCATTTTTAGTATCTAATGCAGAAACAGTATTGGAGTATCTTGGAAACAATCCTCAATAATGTCTTTAAAACAAATTCTAACCGATAACGTTAATTCAAATGGGTTGCCTATTTTAGACGGCAACCTTTTTGATAAGACTACCAAAGAATATGGTAAGGAAGAATTTCGTCTTGCAGTCGCAGATTTCATTGCAGAAAACAGACCACCATTTCCTTTCAAGAAAATTTCATATGAAAGAATGCGTGAAATGTTTCTTGCACTGAAAGATTATGATACTAGTAAATGTATCACACCTACAGATAACTTAGAACAAGAGGTCATGGAAAAGTATGACGATTATACTTTTGACTTTCATTCTTGGGGATTAGGTTTGATAGATTGTGCATCGGTTCATTCTGATGCATCAAACTTCTTTCACCAAGAGTTAAGACTTGCGTGTGGAAGTTATGGTTTCCAACCACCAGTAAAAGTTTGGGAAGAAGGAACCTCTAAAGAAATTTGGAGATGTCTAGGGCCTATTTGGAGAGGAATCAATGGTGTACAAAAAGTACAGGTTGAAGGAAAGGAAGAACTCATGGGTGGAAAGTTGGATGAAAAGTCTTACATTTCTGCATTCAGATTGGGAACATACATTGCAACGCAGTTCAAACCACTTGTTGCAAAATCTATCTATGACAACACTAGGAGTGAAACAATACTTGATACTTCTTGTGGTTGGGGTGATAGACTATGTGGTTTTTATGCAGGGAATTACACTAAAGAGTACATAGGTTGTGACCCAAACCCTGCAACATTTGTACAATATAAGAAACAATGTATATTTTATGAAACAATTCTTACAGGTGAAGAACCCGACATAATTGAACAGGAAGATTACTTCTCATGTATTGGGTCAAAGAAAGTTGAGATACATCGTTGTGGTGCAGAGGATATGAAATACCATCAACTTCCACCAATCGATTGTGCATTCACTTCTCCACCTTATTTTTCAACAGAGAGATACAACGAAGGTGGTGAACATGAACAAGACCAATCTTGGGCAAAGTTTAACGAGTATAATGCATGGAGAGACGATTTTTATTTACCTGTTGCTAAGAAATCGTATGATGCACTTGCAAACAACGGAGTGTTGTATATAAACATTCTTGACCCTAAGATACATGGGGTTAGATACAGGTCGGGTGATGAAGTCATTCAACATATCGGTGAAGATAGATTTGATGGACAAATCGGAATGAGAATCATGCAAAGACCTCAAGGTAAATCTGTATTCAAAGATGAGAATGGAGACTTTGATAAAGCTGCAATGGACGAGTTCATGAAGAAATATTACATTGAAAATATTTGGTGTTTCTCTAAAGGTGTATGTCGAGATTTTTTTAAAGATGCAAGAGTGAGTACATTAGATGAGTTTTTTGGATGAGTTGAGTCCTTTCGAAGCCATTCCGTGCATCGATATAGAGGAATTAAAAACAGTTGACCCTTCATCGTTTTTCAACGATAGGTGTATGTCACTGAAAGAACTTTCATCTAAAAAGTTTATAGACTTTTATCAAGAACAAAGAAGAATGAGATATGGACACGAAGGACTACTTCCTTCCGAATACGTTCATGAATACCACAAGATTAAAAACGAATGGCAAAGGAAAGTTGCAACAGTAAGTGTTCGTGGAGACCTTGTCGTGATAGTACTAAAACACGTTCAGATGTTTCAACACATTTACAAACGACTGGAAGGATTACCAATAAGTGCAACACACAATCTTGACAATGAAGAATTGGTATTTGATGCACTCAGAGAAAATCTATGTAAAAAATTCTTGGGTAATGAACACGAATCATTGTGGATAGAAAAGAAAGGTTTAACACTAGACACTCGTTTTGAGACTTACAATTACTATTCTCATGTTGATACTAACATGGAAAAAATGAATAACAGGTGGAGAACTAAAAAGGGTGTTAATCGTTTACTTAAAGATACAACTCTTAAATGTAGAAAACTCACACAACCCGATATTGCAGTAGAACAAATTAACAATGCATTCTTAACTTGGAAGAGAGATGTTGAAAAAACTAAATGGTTGTCCAAAGGAATGGCAGATGCAATCACCAAGTATGATTATTGGAATGACCCTGCAGTAGAATATTATTTGTTTGAATATGGTACTGTACCTGTAGGATTGATTGTGTACCTTTTAGTAAATGAGAAAATTGGGTATCAATTGGTAAATAAGTCTATTGACCATATGGTATATGAAGAAGAGGTCGATGTACCTGATGAAGTTAGAAAAAGGATTGGTGCGTATATGCACTATGTGACAATGAAAGATTTACAGGAACGAGAAGTGGTAGATACTTTCGCAGGTGGAGCGATGGGAACTAGAAAAGCATCTTTAGGAATCCACAAAGCAATTATGAACGACAGTTCATTTGGAGTAGAGATTTATGAAAGATAGAGAAAAGTATACAGATGTATTACACACTGAAACTATACATGGGGTTGATATAACCGTTCGAGAAACACAACAATGTGTTATCTTAGAATTTGATGGTGAGTTAAATCAAACATCACTAAAGAAAAAATATCCCCATGATTTACAAAAGACTTATGCTAAAGAAATGGTTCAAGTCATAAACTATAAACCCTTTCCTAATACACCTACAGTCACGCAACGTGCATTAGTTCTAGGAACTGGTGGTGGTGTCATTCCATCATACTTATATAGAAACACTCAGATGAATATCACCACTGTTGATATCTTTGACCTAAGACATATAGGAGAGACATATTTTCATATGCCTAACGATGATGACAGGATTACTTGTGTTGTCAATGATGCATTCGAATTCGTAGACACTTGCACCACGCAGTACGATTACATTTTTGTTGATATATTTGGGCCAAGTGGAACACCACCTCAGTTCAAATCAAAACAGTTTTATGATAACCTAAATAGAATTAACAAAGGTTATATTGCATTCAACACATTCGTGACTCAAAGAAATTACGAAGAATACATGGAATTATTGAGAGACAACTTTGAAGATATTTACGAACAATACAAAAAATTGGGACGGTATAGCAAAAACCATATCGCATTTTGTAAATGATTGATAAACTATTTAATGAGGGGGTCTACAGAGTTGTAGAGAATCCCGATGACAAAACTGCAGCTGTAGAATTACAGGGTGGTGAATGGGATGGTCTAGTGTATCAGTACGGCGAAGTGCAAATGGAAGACGACAGACCTCATCTTAACTTCCAAAGAACAATTAGAAGAGTTCCACATGGAACTACAGCAAGTGAAGAGGGGATTAAAGAACTCATAAATAATGAGGAATTAAACAAACTGATGGGAGACATTTTGGTCGAACTCATCGAACATCAAGTGGAAAAGGAAAAAAATGAACAAAGAGATATTGAAAGAGCAGATTAAGAGACACGAGGGAGAAGTCCTCGAAGTTTATGCAGATTCACTAGGATATTTGACACTAGGTGTTGGACATCTTATTAAAGAAGGCGATGCAGAACATGGACAATCAGCAGGAACTCCAGTCAGTCAAGAAACTGTTGACATATACTATGAAATGGACTTCGACAAACACGTTGAAGAAACAATTCATGTGTTTGAATCAAAAGGTGGTTCAGACTTTTATGACCTACCCGAAGAAATTCAACATTGTTTAGTCAATATGACATTCAATCTAGGTGGAACTCGTTTCGGAAAATTCAACAATATGTGGAGTGCAGTTGTCGAAGGTGATTGGAAAAGAATGGCAGTTGAAATGGAAGACTCACGTTGGTTTAAACAAGTTGGTAGACGTTCTATCGAATTACAAGAATCAGTATTAAGTGTTTAGTTCAACAGAAATCAAGGCATTAAAACTATTAGGTGGTGAAGTCATCATGGGATATGTGACGGAAGGAAAAGCGGGTAAAACTGTCACCATATCGGAAGCACAACTATTAGTTCAACAAATCGTTGATGGAAACATGGAAATCAATCTTGCACCATGGCTACCTTATGCAAGAGAATATAAATTTGTAATACCGAAGAGTCATATAGTCACATCCTTTAATGTGAGACCCAACTTGGAGACAAATTACAAATTAGCAACAGGGAATAAATAATTATGGCAGACTTACTAAGAGCATTAGAAAAGAAGTACGAAGGTGATATCGCAGTTCACACTGCAAACATTCAAGTGTATCAAGAGAACCCAAGTGGTATAGGTGAACATCCCGAAATTGTCCAAGCATTAGATGCTGAAGTTTCAAAACTTACAGATGCAATAGACAAACTAAAAGCAATAAAAGGATTACTACATCCGTCCGTAAAAACACTTGTAGAATAGTCCACTTTCTGTTATAATAACAGTATGGATTTTTATACTAATGTATGTCGTACTCGTGACAAAATACTCGTAAAGGGTTATCAAGGAAACAAACAACACATGGTCAAGGTCGCATATCGACCTAACCATTATGTGTTATCTAAAAAGGGTGAAACTGCATTTCGTTCACTTGATGGAAGACCACTAGAAGCAGTCAATCTTGACACCATGGGTGGTGCAAGAAAGTTCCGTGAACAATACAACCAAGTCGATGGATTTGAAATACATGGATATGACAAGTATATCTATACCTACATCGCAGAAAAGTTCCACGGAGATATTCAATGGGACTACAACAAAGTTAAAATTGCAACACTTGACATCGAGTGTGAATCTGAAAATGGATTCCCCGAACCAACTCTCGCAGAAGAGAAAGTCAACGCAATTACAATCAAACCATTTAGACACAACGCACATACCTTTGGTATTGGCCCATGGGATGATTGTCCTGCAAATGTTATCTACCATGAATGTAAGAATGAGGCATTCCTACTCGAATCGTTTATCAAATACTGGCGTAAAGAAAGTTTTGACGTAATCACTGGTTGGAATGTTGATGCATTCGATATGACCTATCTTTGTAATCGTGTTGATAAATTATTTGGTGAGGGTTCACACAAGAAGTTCTCTCCATGGAATATGTCAGATGTCAGAGACTATGTTAACAACTATGGTCAAAAGGTTATGGTGTTCAATCTCTATGGATTGAATGTGGTTGATTATATGCAATTGTATAGACAACGTACATTCGTCAATCAAGAATCATATTCCCTTGACCATATTTCACATATCGAATTAGACAAACAGAAGATTGACTATTCTGAATATGGAAATTTACATACACTTTACAAGAATAACTATCCTCTATATCTAGAATATAATGTCAAAGATGTGACACTGGTTGAAGACCTAGAAGATAAACTTGGTCTACTGGAATTGACTTTGACCATGGCTTACAATGCGAAGTGTAATTATAATGACACTTTTGGAATGGTTAAGTACTGGGAAACCATTATCTATAACTTCCTTAAAGAACAGAACATCCAAACACCACCACAAAAATTAGAACGAACTAAACATCATTCTATTGTTGGTGCATATGTTAAAGAACCTATTGTTGGTAAACACGATTGGGTCATGTCGTTTGACTTGAATTCCCTGTATCCACATATCATTATGCAATACAATATCAGTCCCGAAAAGATGATTAAGGGAGACCTTATGTCACTTAACATTGATAAACTATTGAATCGTGAACACGATTTGTCTGAACTTAAAGAACAGAACTGTACAGTCACACCCAATGGTGTAAAATTCACACGAGACTTACAAGGTTTCCTTCCCGAACTCATGGAGAAATTCTATGAGGAAAGAAAAGAGTGGAAGAAACGAATGATTGAATATCAGATTGAGAACGAGAAGTGTTCAGACCCTAAACGTAAACAAGAGTTATCCAAGTTAATCAAACGTGCATACAACAATCAACAGGTCAGAAAGATTGCATTGAATAGTGCTTATGGTGCTCTTGCGAATCAATACTTTGCATTCTTTGACCCGAACCTTGCAGAAGGGATTACTATGTCGGGTCAGATGATTATTAAAACTGCAGAGAACACTATAAACAAGTTCATGAATGATGTGTTAAAAACAGATGAAGATTATGTGATTGCAATGGATACTGATTCGATTTATGTGTCCTTTGATAAAATGGTACAGGAGATATTTCCCGAAGGTACACCCAAGTCGAAGATTGTAGATTTTCTAAATGAGGCTGGTCAACAAAGAATATTAGAAGTATTGACCGATGGATACGATGAACTCGCAGACTACACTAACGCATTCCAACAGAAGATGGTAATGGGTCGAGAAATTATTGCAGACCGTGGTATTTGGACTGCAAAGAAACGATATATCCTTAATGTACTGGATAATGAAGGGGTTAGACTCGCAGAACCTAAACTCAAGATGATGGGTATTGAAACTGCAAAGTCGTCAACACCTCAGTGGGTTCGTAAGAAATTGACCGAAGTATTAAAGGTTGTTATGAACGGAACTGAAGAAGAAGTATGGGACTTCGTAGAGACTGCACGAAAGGAATTTAGAAACCTTCCTGTTGAAGAGATTGCATCACCAAGAGGATGTAATAATCTTGCAAATTATTCTGATGGTACACACATTTATAGTAAAGGTACACCCATACACGTTAGGGGTGCATTACTGTATAATCATCTACTCAAGAAAAAGAACGTTCATAGAAGATATGAGAACGTTAAAAACAGTGACAAGATACACTTCACTTATCTTACAATACCTAATCCAATCAATGAGAATGTTATATCGTTTATCAACGTCCTTCCCAAAGAGTTCGAATTGAATGGATATGTTGATTATGATATGCAATTTGATAAGTCATTCATTGAACCCCTAAAAAACATTATCACTTTAATTGGTTGGAATGTAGAACCAGTTGCATCATTGGATAGTTTCTTTGGATAAATTACACTAAATAGATATATGACAATAGAACAAGCCCTCGTACTCATTGTCTTTTCATTAACGGTATGGGCATTATGGTAAATGGCATATAGTAAAGAAGTAGTACAACGATTTGAATCAGTACTCAATGACCCGAAAAAACACTCAGTTGGTTCTCTCGACAGAGATAATCCTCATGTTGCAACAGGACTCGCAGGTGCTCCAGCTTGTGGCGATGTGATGCAATTGCAATTATTACTGGACGATGATGAAAAAATCATTGACGTAAAGTTTAAGACTTATGGTTGTGGAAGTGCAATCGCAAGTTCATCATTGTTCGTGGACTTAATGATGGGTAAGACGATTGCAGAAGCAAAACGTATCAAAGACAAAGACATCGCAGATGCACTACAACTTCCACCAATCAAATTACATTGTAGTGTACTAGCAGAAGATGCTATTAAACAAGCGATGGTAGACTATGAGACAAAGAACGAAAAGGACTACACACATCCAATCCTAGACCAATCAATGATAGGTCATAACAAACCACCCCCCCTTTCAAGAGAAGATTTCATAGAATGATAAGAACTGATTTGGGATAAATAACCGTATGTCTACAAAATTTAAACAATGCGAATTCCATGTTTCCATCACAAAAATCGTAGATGGTGATACTGTTGATGTCGATATAGACTTAGGTTTCTCAACCGTACTTAAAAAACAACGAGTACGCTTAATGGGAATTGATACACCCGAATCAAGAACAAGAGATAAGGTTGAAAAGTTATTTGGAAAGGCCGCAAAAAAACATCTTACACATCTTCTATCAGAAGGTGATATTACCCTCGTTAGTCACGACAAGGGAAAATTCGGACGTATACTTGGAGAATTATTTGTCAGTCATGTCGAATCAGACGAAGACTGGATGGACGAGTCAGAAGGACACCAAACATTTGAATCTACTAGCAGAGTATCAGTCAATCAACAGATGATTCTAGACCATCACGCAGTGGAATACACTGGGGAAAATAAAGATACTACAGAACAAAGACACTTAGAACATCGTAAACTATTATTAGAGAAGGGAACTGTCACTCAAGAACAGATTGATGAGGTATCATGATTATCACGGCGATGGACTGTTTCTATATTTTCATGATAGGGTTTATAGTTGCATTCCTAGTAGTCATAGAAATCCAAATTCATTCACTTAAAACTACCCTCACCAACTACGTTGATGTAAGAATGCACAAAGACGAATCTCTAAAACAAATGTCAGAAAAACCTAAAAAACACCTTACAAAATAACTTAAATAGTTGTATAATAGAGTATACATTATGAGAGGTGTAAATTATGACAAGCATATTAAAAGACCTTATTAAGGCATCGGGAAACGAATACGCAAGTATAGTTTCTGAAGGAGTTGCGGCTGGGGATGTTGATGATTTCATCGACACTGGTTCTCACATATTCAACGCACTTCTAAGTGGTTCACTTTACGGTGGATTACCTTCAAACAAAATTACTGCAATCGCAGGTGAATCTGCAACTGGTAAAACCTATTTCGCACTAGGAATGGTTAGACAGTTTTTAGAAGACCATTCCGATTCTGCAGTAATATACTTTGAATCTGAATCTGCAATATCAAAAGATATGATTGAATCAAGAGGAATAGACTCATCAAGAGTTGTTATTGTTCCTGTTGTGACAGTTCAACAGTTCAGAAATCAAGCAATATCCATACTGGATAAGTATATGGATACTCCGAAATCCAAACGTCCTAAAATGATGTTTTGTTTAGATTCACTTGGTATGTTATCAACTACTAAAGAAATCGAAGACACTGCAGAAGGTAAAGAGACTAAAGATATGACTCGTGCTCAAATCACCAAAGGTGCATTCAGAGTCTTGACATTGAAATTGGGTAGAGTAGGTATCCCTATGATTGTGACAAATCACACATATGATGTGATTGGTTCTATGTTCCCTCAGAAAGAAATGGGTGGTGGTAGTGGACTCAAGTACGCTGCTTCATCTATTATCTACCTTTCTAAGAAGAAAGAAAAAGAGGGTACGGAGATAATTGGTAATATCATTCACTGTAAAAACGCAAAGTCAAGAATGACTGTTGAAAACAGAATGGTAGATGTCAGATTATCTTATGATAAAGGGTTGGATAGGTATTACGGTTTACTCGATATGGCACTGGCATTTGATGTCTTTACAAAAGAGGGAACTCGTGTTAAACTACCTAATGGTAAAACTGAATTTGGTAAGACCATTAATAACAACCCCGAAAAGTTCTTTACACCCGATGTAATGGAACAACTAGAAACACACGCACAAGGATATTTTAAGTATGGAACAAGCGAGAATAGAACAGACGATACTCAAGAATCTGATTCAGAGTGATTCATTTGCACGGAAGGTGCTTCCTTTTTTAAAGGCAGAGTACTTCACCGAGACCGATGAAAAGACTGTATTTGACGAGGTAAGTAATTACTTTGACAAATATACCAAAACTCCTACAATAGAGGCACTTCTCATAAATTTAGAGAACAATACAAGTCTACAAGACAATGTATTAAAATCCTCTAAAACTATTGTTAAGGAGATTGGTTCACATCAAGACGAAACCCCACAAGATTGGTTAATAGACGAGGCAGAAAAATGGTGCAAAGATAGGGCTATCTACATCGCTGTCATGGACTCTATAGAGGTGCTTGATGAGAAGTCTCAACGGTCACGAGGTGATATACCCGAACTCCTTAAGGATGCACTTTCCGTGTCATTTGATACTCATATTGGTCACGACCAATTAGAAGATGCAGAAGACAGATGGGAATTTTATCATACGGAAGAAGAGAAGATTCCGTTTGACCTAGAATACTTCAACAAGATTACTAAAGGTGGATTACCCAATAAGACTCTAAACATATGTCTTGCAGGAACAGGTGTTGGTAAATCATTATTCATGTGTCATATGGGTGCAAGTCACTTAATGATGAACAAGAATGTACTTTACATTACACTTGAAATGTCAGAAGAAAAGATTGCAGAGAGAATTGATGCAAACATTCTGAATATTCCTATTGGTGACTTACCCGACATAACAAAGAATCAGTTTGGTAAGAAAGTAGATAAACTTAAAAACAAGACAAAAGGTAAACTGATTGTCAAAGAGTATCCTACTGCATCTGCTCATGTTGGTCATTTTAGACACTTATTACAGGAATTAGAAATCAAGAAAGATTTCAAACCCGATGTTATCTTTGTTGACTATCTAAACATATGTGCAAGTCATAGAATTAAGCCAGGTGCTGGTGCAAACTCTTACACATTGGTTAAGAGTATCGCAGAAGAATTAAGAGGCCTTGCAGTAGAGTTTGATGTACCAATCATGAGTGCAACTCAGACTACAAGAAGTGGTTTTGGGTCTACTGATATTGAATTGACGGATACCTCAGAATCATTTGGACTTCCTGCAACTGCAGATTTAATGTTTGCACTAATTACCAGTGACGAATTAGAAGAGTTAGACCAAATGGTAGTCAAACAGTTAAAAAATCGATACAATGACCCGACAATATTCAAGAGATTTGTTATTGGAGTAGACCGTGCAAGGATGAAATTGTATGATTGTGAACAAGAAGCACAAGAAGAGTTGGTTGATTCTGCAATAGAACAGGATGATTCAACACCAGTTTTCGATAGAGGAAGGTCAGAAAGTAAATTTGGAGACTTCAAAGTTTGACCTAAATAGTAATATGAAGAAGAATTTGAAATCTCGTGAGGTATTAGATGAGTTGCAAAAGAAAGTTGACTTAAAAATCGCACTGAGAGACGCTAAAAAGGAACACAACGAAGAGGATGTGGAGAAGTTATCTAAAAAAATTGATAAAATTGACACTAAATTGTCCTCGACACCTTTGCAAAAAATATAAATAAACGTATTAAACATACTAAATTGGGACACTAATATGGCAGCAACTACTGGAAATACACACATAACAGACGGAGACGTATTCACACAAGCAGAGTGTGATGCCAAACTTGCCGAAATAACCGATATGGAATTAGACCATGACTGGAAGACTGGAGTCAATAAGACTTATACGATGAGGGATTACGAGTTTGATGGGACAGATTTTACCAATCCTGTAGATGGTGATGACTACACAGGTGCAGGTGCTAATGATTTTTATCCTGCGTGGAGAACGGCTAACCCTGATGTGACAGCAGTAGTTCAATCTGATGAAAACACCTACCCATATAACCAATGGAATGCATTTACCAATGAAAATGCAAGAT